CGAGAATGAAAAACAAGGTGATGGGTCCTGCGGCGCTGTCGCCGGACTGCCGGGCAGCGGGATCCGATACGGTGGAGGGCGTTTTTTGATCCTGGGCTTCTGAGGAAACCTCGTTGGCTTTATCCTCTGTGCTCATAAAAACTCCGTCGTGCTAAGGTTGATAAGATTGATGGCCGGTTGGATGACCACATTGAGTGGCACCTAGACAGGGAGAAGTAATATGGATTATCGTGAGTCTGTTCGTCGGGCGGTTGCTACGTTTGTTGCTGGTGCTACTGCGGCACCGTTGACTGCCGCCGTGTTTGATGTGTCGTTCTTCAAGGCGGCGGCAATCGCTGGTGCGATTGCCGTATGGAATTTGGCTGGCCGCATGGCCCAGTCTTGGCTGGCTTCCTGATGGCACGCCCCAGCAACAACGAGATACTTGGCAAGTATCGGAAGAAGATCACCCAGTCCAAGCGGTGGCGGCGTGAAGAAGCCTACGATGATACTTGGCGACGGCTGGTGGACTTGTACCGTGGACGGCACTATGACTATTACACGGAGGAGGACCGGATTCTGGTCAACCTTGCGTTTTCTACGGTGAATGTTATTTCGCCGTCGATTGCTGTCAACTATCCGAAGATCACGGTGAACGCTGTTGACCCGGACAATGCGGCTCAGGCTGTTATTGCTGAGGCGGTGGTGAACTATTGGTGGCGTAACCGTAACTTCAAACAGCATTTTCGTCGGGCCGTCAAAGACTTTCTGATTTTTGGTCATGGCTGGTTGAAGGTTGGCTACAGGTATGTTGAGGAGGAACGTGTTGGCGACTTTGAAGATGTGTCGGATGCTGATGTTGAGGAGAATGTCGCTAGTACGACTTTGGTTATCACAAAGGATGAGCCGTTCGTAGAACGTGTCTCCCCGTTCGATGTGTTCATTGACCCGGATGCGACCAGCATGGATGATGCCAAGTGGATTTGTCACCGTGTTCGTCGCACATTGAACGATGTCCGTACAGACAAACGGTACGCCAAGGCGGTGCGTGACACGGTGGATGCCGTGTCATACGCCCGCTATACGGATGATCCGTCGTCCCGCAAGGTTCACGACAAGGACGAGGGCTATGCGGATGTTTACGAGTTTTATGATTTGAAGAACAACACGGTGTCCGTGTTTGCTGATGCCGGTGACGGGTTCTTGATCAAACCGAAGAAGATGCCGTATTCGTTCGGTCATCCGTTCGTGATGATCCGCAACTATGATGTGCCTGATCATTTCTATCCGATTGGGGATTTGGAAGCGATTGAGCCGATGCAACGGGAATTGAATGAGACCCGTACCCAGATGATGAATCATCGTAAGCGGTATGCCCGCAAGTATCTGTTCCGTGAAACGTCGTTCGACTCTAATGGTCGTGCGGCGTTGGAATCAGATGACGATAATGTGATGGTCCCGGTTACTGGCGATGGGCCGTTGGGTGATTCGGTTGCGCCGTTCCCTGCGTTGATCAACCCGCCAGAGTTCTATAACCAGTCAGAGTTGATCCGTCAAGATATCGAACTGGTGTCCGGTGTCACAGAGTTTATGCGTGGCGGCGTATCAGAGATTCGCCGCACCGCCACCGAAGCCGCACTCATTCAGGATGCCGCTAACGCTAGGACCGCCGACAAGTTGGCTACCATTGAGATCGCTGTCTCTGCCATCGGTCGTCGTGTTTTGCAGTTGGCCCAGCAATTTATGACTGGTGAGCAGGTTGCCCGGATCACCGCCAAGGACGGTGAGCCGATGTGGGTCACGTTTGATCGTGACTATATTTCCGGCGAGTTTGATTTTGAGGTGGCGGCTGGGTCCACCCAGCCGATGAATGAGGCATATCGCCGTCAGTCGGCTATCCAGTTGATTGACGCTATGGCCCCGTTTGTTTCTGCCGGGGTTGTAGACGTAGCCAAGTTGGGTGCCTATGTTTTGCAATATGGGTTTGGTGTGAAGAACCCTGAGATGTTCATGATGCCTCCGGCACCACCTGAACCGCCGATGGCTCCCGAACCTCAGATGCCAC